TGGTTGTCAGAGTCATTCCGGTGGAGGAAATGCTTCCTTTTTGAAGCTTGTTATGGTGAAATTTTATGCTTGGAATTATGATCTAACTTATAATGAAGTCAAAGCCTTATCCTCTGGTGCTCCAATACCTTACAAATATCTGGGAGCAAGTCAGACATTAATCGTTCCATCAGATGATTGTGGTGATGACGATACTGCAAACTGGACAGATATAAATGGTGCATTGACTGATAACGGTACTGAATATACATATACTGTTACAACTGGTGCGAATGCTGCTACATTTACAGATGAAGCTGCATTGACTATTGGGAAAAAATATAGAGCAACTGTATTAGCAAAAGATGGTACTGGAGCAGGTTCAACAGTGAGAATCAATGCACTAACAAATGCGGATGCAGTTATTGAAAATGGAACAGGTATTACTGTTGCCGCTGGTTTTGCTATTGCTACTGTTGAATGGGTTGCAACTGAAACGAATAATAAAGTTCAAATTGAAATAGTAGCTGGTACAGTAAGTGATGGAAAAACTGTTTTATTTGATGAAATAGAATGTAATTCTATTGGTTGTGTAGCTCAATATGAACCAGATGGAATAGCTTCAGGTTTTTGGTATGACAAATCAGGGAACAATCTTACCGGTACGGTTTCAGGAGCTATTGATATTAACAGAGATGTGCCAATATATGGTGAACAACACGGAGCAGACGATAATGTTGGAGCAGATGATGTATATGTTTTAACACTTGGTCCTCCAGCTTCTGCTTATACAACAGGTATGATGGTTACATTAACGGTTACAACAGCTAATACTGGGGCATGTACATTGAATGTGAATGGGTTGGGTGCTAAGAATATAAAAACAGTGTCTGGGGCTGATCCAGCGAATAGTGATATTGTAGCAGCAGGAGTGGCTTTGTTGGTGTATGATGGGACAAATTTTGTTCTTATAAATCCGGCTACAACTTGTGATTAAAGAAAGGATGAATTATGAAGACTCCGCTTGAACATGACGGGAATGGTAAAATTGTATTGAAACTTAATAAGCCGAATGCCAGAGCAATCACCGCATGGCTATTATTGATCGTTATGATTGTAGGGGGGATATATGGTTCGGTAAACGCCTATAATGCCGTTAAGGATTCTGTTAAAACTTCAAAATCGAACAAGGCGAGAATCGATTCTCTTGAAATAAATGTGCAAGCCGAACAAGCGGCGAATTCTTTTTTGTTGAAAAGGATATTAAGGATCATTGATTCTGCCAATGCTGATACTACTATCGAGGAGGCCGAGGCAATCAAGAAAGCCGTTCAAGATACGATAAAAGAACAGAATTCAAAGGAATAATAAAATGAAGATGTCTCATCCAATCGATTGGTTTGCTCATTGCGGATTGTGTTTTTTAATAACATTTTTTAGATGGGATTATGCTGTTATAGTGGGGATTACTATTGAAGGGACTCAGATTGAGTCGGGTCTTTGGCAAAAATGGGATCATTTAATTGATTTGTTTTTTGATGGTCTGGGTATTATATTAGCATTATTGATAAAAAGATTAATATGATTTTAAAACCAAAAAAAATCATTTTGCATTATTCTAAAACAAAAGATTCAAAAACCGTCTCATGGGATGATATCCAATTATATCACGAATCTTATGCTTATAAAGGAAATATTATTTCAGAAGATGAGGCGATGGCCGCTATTGATCAGGGGATTAATAATCACAATATAAAACTTCCCTGGGATGAAACTGGGTATCATGCAGGATCTGAATTAATTAATGAAAGATATCAGATTTTATTTGGCAGATCATGGCTGAAAAAGGGAGCGCATTGCAGGGCAAAAAATATGAATAATAAATCATTCGGGTTTGTTTTTGTAGGTGATTATGATTTAGTATCTCCTCCGGTTGAAATGTGGAATCTGGGTGTGAAGTTTATTGATATGATTTTAAAAATATATAATTTAACTCCAGACGATGTAAAAGGTCACAGGGAATATGATCCATCAAAGACCTGTCCGGGGATGTTATTCAGTTTAGATAAATTTAGGGATGATTTAAAAAATGAAAAGTTTTCTTGAAAGTGCCAAAGAATTAGGGGTCAGAGTTCGGTTGCCCTATATGAAAGCTGGTAAAATTATTGAACCGCCTCCGAGAATACCGACAAAAAAAGTAAAATATAAAGTAAATATCTTTGATCGAGCGAAAGTCAAGGTAAGAGATGTGTGGGGATGGATCGATGGAAAGAAATTAATCATCGGAGGACTTGCAGTTATAGCCGGAGAAACTGTACTGACCGGAGGATTGGCTCTTTTAGCTCAGGGGATTGGATATGCTTTTGCCGGAGTTGGTGCAGCTCACGGAACAAAGAAATTAATAAATGGAGAGGGGAAGGTGTCTTGGGAGATCATATTTAAAAAGATCATCGAAATTATCGGTGATATCATCAATTATTTTAGGAAGGAGAATTAGTTATGTTTGAAAAAATCAAAGAATTTTTAAATGGAAAGAAAGCTTATCTCATTGCGTTGTTGTTCGCGGTACTTGTTCTAATTCCTGTTTTGACCGGCGAGATCGTTCCAGAAAAAGTATTTGCGGTTGCTGGTGCGATTGGGTTCGGATTTATTCGGTTAGCTATTCAAAAGCTCTCCGGCAATAAAGGCTGGCGAAGTTATGCAGCAGTTGTCGTTGTTGTCGGCATAACCGTATCAACCAGCGTAGGTTTAGTTATTTCCCCTCAAATATTGGAAATGATATACGGCGGGAGTGTCGTTCTCGGCATTGTAGGAGCCAGAAAAGCGGTAGGCGATTTAGTGCCGTACATGAAATAACCTGTCATTTTGAAATAATCATAGACATTATTGCTGGAATAGCTCTAAGGGTCGGACTGATCACAGGTCTTTCCCTGGCCGGACTAATTGGTATTATCATATTAATCATTAGAATTGCTAAGAATAAATAGCTCATTCCTAAAATCTGATTAACATAAGCAACCCTTATGGTATTTTATATTAGTCCCTAAATTACTCACTTGACATTTTAGGAGGGTTTACTTATGTTGTAGTCAATCAAATTCAAGGGGATTAAGTGAAATCCACAAAAAACATTATAACTAATTTACGAGGGCAACCGATCCTTTCAGGCATCCCCTTGTGCCTAATTTTAATGGGTGATTCCCATTGCGGTTGCCCTTGGTTTATTTACAGGGGAGGTTATAATGGCACACACAAAAGATAAAAAAACAAATATTATGCACGTCTGTATCGAAGTCAGTGAAGAGTTTGATATTTCCGTTCTTGTGGACAAGTGGCTGGCAGATGAAACAACTTTTCAGCCGGATAATTTTGTAGAGGAAACAGCAGATGAAATTATGGCTGAGTTTTTATAAGAAAGAGGGAGGGCTAAGAGATGAATGTCAGAACAAAATTAAGAAAAAATATTGATGACTCAGATCAATGTATTAAAATAATTTACAATCTTGATCCCAATACAATCAACATAAAAGATGCAATTGCAGTATTGAGAATTTCTAAAGCAAAACCTAATGATGTACTTGCACATTTAGCATTAGAGGCTGAATTGTGGTTCAAGAAAAATTATAAAGTTCTTAAAAAGAGATTTGTTGAATGAAACTCCACATACACAACATCAAAACCGCGTGGGATTGGATATGCTTTTACTGGTGTAGGTGCTGGTCATGGTATAAAAAAATTAGTTAATGGCGAGGGGAAAGTATCATGGGAAATCATTTTTAAAACTATCATCGAGTGGATCGGTGAAATTATTAATCATTTCAGAAAGGAGAATTGAGATGAATATCATCGAATTTTTAAAAGGAAAGAAAACCTATATCATCGCTGTTTTGTTTTTGGGTCTGGTACTTATTCCTGTCTTGACAGGTAAGATGATTCCTGAAGCTGTATTCGGTGTTTTGGCTGGTCTGGGCTTGGGATTCTTCCGTACCGCTATTCAGAAAATATCAGGAAACAAAGGATGGAAAACTTATGTCGCCGCCGGTTTGGTTGCTGTGATATCGATTGTAAATGGTCTGGGTATGACATTGCCAATTGATATTGAAATCATATACAGCTTATGCGGTGTACTTGGCATAGTAGGAATTAGGAAAGCAGTAGCAGATATACCGTAAATTATTCCCGCCTCGTAAGTCTTACCGAAAAGGAATCGCCTCGCATGGATAGTGTGGGGCGATTTTTTTATTAAAATATATATTGACTTTTATGTTATTATTTGGTATATTGTTATATATAATTATGGAGGTATTAAATGACACCAGAAGAAATCAAAGCATTGAGACTTTCGAGAGGCGAGAGTCAATTTGAGTTCGCTCATGTTGTAGGCACTACTACAACAACTATAAATCGATGGGAAAATGATCGATCAAAGCCCTCTAAGGTTTTTATCAGAATTATGAAAAATCTTCAAAATGAAAGACCTTGAATCCCCTAAAGTATACCGCCGTTATACTGTAAGGATATTGTTTAATTGGTACAATTTATGTTTCCCTCTGGACATAAATAAATGGGATAAATGGACTGGCGTCTTTGAAAATCATACTATGAAATCAGTTGAAAAACACATGAGAAAACATTTCAAAGAAAAATGTTATAGACGATATACGTTTGGTCTGTTCGGTGATAATTCTGCTGTAGGTCAACATATCAAATGGGAATTTATAAAGATCATTCGTATATAGTTAAATAGGAAATATTTTCCGGTAGGTAGGAAATTTTTTCATTTTGTAATACCTTTTCAATACATTTATTTATGTAAGTTTAATAAAAATAGTCCTTATACTTTGGTATGATATTTGTAATATATTATTATAGATAAACAGAAAGGGCACGATAGTGAATCATTTCTATGTAAAATTTAAACATCGACATTATATTAAAAAATTATGGCTAACGGCTGATTGGTTTAAAGAAATGAAAGCAGACCCAACCTTCACAATACTGGCCGTTGTCGGTGCTTTTTCGAATAGACAAAGAGATGATTTAATAGATAAGGGCGTGTTCAAATGAAAGACATTACGGCTGATATTGAACGTAGATAATTAGTCAAGGAGAACTGTGAATCATGCTTAGAAAAATAACCATGAAAGAGCGCAAAGAAATCAATCGAATAAAAGCGATTGAGGATGCCGAGAGAATGGAGTTATTACACCAAATGGATATTGACACAAAAAACAGAATACATGGTTACTGGCAACCAGAAGATATTGAACCAGAGGGATTAGAAGATGAAGCCGATCTGGATCATCAGGATTCAATGTGCGAGATCGGGAAAGAATTAAACAGGGGATCGTATTCAGGGTTTGTAATTATATAGAGGCATTGTAATGCGAGATGATTTAGAAAGAGATGAAAAAGCATTTCAGAAATTCTATCAAGAGAATAAAGAATTTTATGAATCTTTAACTTATGAACAAGCCATGCGATTAGCTTTCACTTGTGGAATGTCTTATCAATTAAAATTAGATATTCAAGAGCTTAATAATGTGTAACCACACTTATACAAAATATCTTGGCATTCAATATGATCCTTATGGCGAAGATAAGCTAATGCTTAATTGTACAAATAAGAAATGCCATACAACACTTCATACAGAATATTTTGTTTGTGATCATTGTAAATTTGAACGTCCAATAAATGAACTTTCAGGACATGATAAAAATAATAAATCGGTCTGTATAATATGTGATACAAGAATGAAATATTTAGGTATAGGAGAGTGAACAGATGAAAATTACAAACATGGAAACGTCAGCAACTTTCAATGCAACATTACCGAACGCACCATTTGCAAATTCAAAACCCGGCTTTACAGCAAGAATATCATTTGATCTTATAGAGGGAGAAGATCCAGATGAAGCACTTCGGAAAGCCGGAGCAATAGCAAAGAGATATGTAGATGAACAGTTTGAGATGGAACGCAATCGGCTCAAAGCCGCAGAGATTAAAATGGCATATCCACGAATGAGGTTGTATCAGATTGGTAAGTTTGAATATCCAAGCGTTACAACGATTATCGGATGGGACAAAGAATGGTACAAAATATCGGAAGTGCAACTGGCTCAATATGGAGCACGAGGACATATCATTCATAGGCTGGTCGAGATATACAAGCGGACAGATAAATGGGTCGATCTTGATTATCTTGCTACCAAGGAAGATATGTCGGCAGACGTTGTTTTGATGACAACAGGAAGCGAAGGATTGACTGTTGAGAATTGCAGTCATATTAAATTCTTTGAAAAATATGGCGAGGACTTCAAACTCCGAAAAAGCGAACAGCAAGTACATAGCACTCAACACGAATATGCTGGCACGTATGATTGGGATGGTACGTACAAAGATATTGAATCGATCATAGATATCAAGTCTGGAAGCGATCATAATTTCATGCAGTTGGCGGCGTATGCAATGAGTGACCAAATGAAGGACAAGAAAATTGAACAGTTAGTAATTTGTCCGGTAGGTAAAACAGCGAATAAAACTGGATGTATGAGTCCGTCAGTTTGTACGGACATCGATGGAGAGTTTAAAAAGTTTCTTGCCAAGAGAGCAGATTTTCGGCAACACTTCAGTTTTTAAAAAGGAGAAAAGAAATATGGCAAACCCACCGATTAAAGAGTATTCATTAGGACGTATTAAAGTTGCTAAATGGCAGGGAGAATATAAAGGGACTCCGACATTTAGTTTTACGATAACAAAAAATTATAAAGACAAAAAGAGCGGTGAATGGAAACAATCGAATTATTTCACTCTGCCAGACTTGAGAGATGTAGCGATGTTGGCGATTAGAATTATAATGAGTGGAATAAAAGAGTTTAATAAAAGTGGTGGTCAACAACAGAAACAAGTATCGCCAGAGCCGGGAATTCCTGAATCAGACGAACCGGAAGATTTACCATTTTAAGAAAGGAATAAATCATGTCAACTTCAGTATCCCAAAGAAGAAATTGAAGAAGCGTTAAAGAGTGAATAATCTGATTAATTTAAAGCTAATAATTGATAGATATAATAAACTATGGCTATACGATAGATATTAGCGTAGGCGCAGATTTGGACGTATCTAATGGCGTTATTATTTTGTACCGGGATAAATAGGAAATAATTATGAAAAAGCTCAACAAACCAAAATATTGTAATAGCTGCCGATGTGATATTTCTGATCTTCACGGTAATTGTTTGTATTGTAAAAAATGTCAACCCATTATTAGGAAAGAAAAAAGGGCCGATAAAATAAAGATGGGGATTAAAGAGAAACGAAATAAACGCCTCGCCATAAAAAGATCAGCTTACAAATTAATATCTGGGGATAATGATTTTCGATCTGAAGTATTAAAAAGAATTCGCAGAGCTATCTGTATGGGGTCTATTTCAATTAGTATGAATTGGCTTATATCGGATATCCGTCAATTGACTGATTATAAAATTGATAATTCTTGTATGCCATATTTTGTGGATTATATTTGTAAACATTACCCAGAGTATAAAAAATATTTTGGGAGAAAATGATGAGAGAGATAAAATTCAGAGCTTTTGCAGGAGGACACAAGTTATGCCAAAAGATTTAATTCGATATTTAGTATCGGTATTTATTTTGGTGCTTATGGTATTTAATGATGTTATCACGTGGGACACTGTAGTAATTTGTACTATTATTGGTGGTTATTGGTTTGATAAAAAAGAATTATGATGTTTTCAAAGACATCACAGGCGAACTTGAAATAAGCTATGTGGAGAAATGAAAAGATGAACAATGAAGAATTAACAGCATATACAAAAGAACGATATGACCAAATCAAGAAACGTGCCGATGATGCAGGGATTAAGATTTTAACGAAATGGAGAAAAGGCTTAAAGAACATTAAGATTGAACCGATAGTTTTGTGGGAGAAATGAAAGATGAAATTAAAATTCGCTAAAGATTATACCCCAAGAGCCCCAATTAGAAAATGTAAGAGTAATTTATTTTAATGGAAAATAAATGCCAGCCGTTCCAAAACCAGAGAAGCGTAAGAAACGCAAGAAGTCTGACCTGACCGAAGGCTTGAAATATTCCAAACGCAAGGCAACTCGAAACACAATGACTGATGACCAGCACTTCAAACCTGTTGACAAAGACGAAGCACGCCTGCAAGCTCAATGCGAGGAATGGCTGGAAATCTGTAAAATTGATTACCTGCATATACCCAACCAAGCATTCCAGGGGAATAGGAATGTGGCATCTAAGTATCTCAAGGGATGGCCTGACTTTATAATATTAACTAAATCCGAGAAAGACAACAGAGCATTATTCATTGAACTGAAAACCAAGCAAGGCGAACTCACGCAAGGTCAAAAGAACAGAATGAAAAACCTGAATTATTTTGTAGTGCGAAGCCTTGATGATTTTGTGGAGAAAGTAGAGGAGTTTTTAAATGCTAATCAAAGTAACCCCTGAAACATTCGATGAAATACTGGCGAAGCTCTTAAATGAATTTAATGAGATCCGGGAAGTGCCTACTTGGGAAGTAGCTGAAGGTGAAATGGTTGAATTTTGTCAAGTTAATAAATGTATGGTTCTATCAACCGCGAGGGTTCGGGCAATCGGAAAGATATACGGACAGATCCAACAACTCGAAACAGATTCAAAACGATGGTATGAGGGTGAGAAAGCAACGGCAACCATTGAAGCGGTCAAGCATAAAGATACTTACCCGGACGGAGAAAGTAGAAAAGCCTATTCATTTAAACAATCAGAAGATGCAAGAAAAAGATACGAGGGCGTAAAATCTATACGAGAAATGATCCACATTGAAAGACAGGATCTTTGGGATTCAAGACAAAGGATGGAAACCATTTCTAAAAACTTACAGGCAGAAGCTTACGCAGGGAGATAATGAATGACAAACTTTATTCATGTAAAAAAATTAGACAAGTATCATCCTGGATATAAAGATCGGGATCTAAAATGGTGTAAGGTTTACTTTCAAATGATTAATGGTGAGCCGGGCTTTGAAATGTTGTGTGAAATAGATAGGTGGCGATTTATTGCATTAATAATGCTTGAACTTCAAATAAAAAAACCAATTCCATTTGATGTTGACTATTTAAAACGCAAGGGGTTTGATAATAAAAGACGTGCTATCAGTTTGACAATACAAATGTTACAGGAATTTATTGAGGTTGTTACAGAAGATAATTCGCCTTGTAACCTATATAATAAAGAAGAAGAAGAATATAAAGAAGATGAAGAAGAAGATAGCGAGAACATTTTTTATGTAACACAATCACTTAAAACCATCCTACCCCAAAATCTTAATAGTGAAATATTAAAAAATTGCTTGAGGGATTTTTCAAAACAGAGAACAAAAATGAAAGCCCCACTAACTGATCGAGCGTTGGAGCTATTAATTATTAAATTAAACGACCTGTCTAATGGGGATATTAATATGGCTATTGCCATCTTAGATGAATCAATTATGAACTCTTGGAAGGGCGTATTTCCATTAAAGGGAAAGAGTAAAAGTTCTTTTGAGTCCAATATAGAACAAACCATAAAAAAGTACGGGCATAAAGATGAATAGAAAAACTGATTATGAGAAGTTTGTTGTATTGTTAAATACTGTTGGCGAAGCTACTCCACAAGGAAAACCATCACCGGAAAAGACAGAGATATACTTTCGATGCCTTCAAGACTTATCATTCCAAGAAATTGACCAATGTATGATGAACCATTTGAGACATAAGAAATTCTTCCCAACTATTTCAGAAATCCGGGGGGAATCTGATGAAGATTTGGAAATACAAGCACAAGAAGATTATCGGCTGATTGATGATTTATGTCAGAATTTTGTCTTTGAAGGTTTTGGTGGGTGTGGATATGAGATTATCAAAATGAAACTTGAAGAGGCCGGGAAAGGATATTTATTCGAGACAGCTAATCGATTCGGGACCGAAATTGCTTACGGCACAAATTCAACCGCAACCAGAGCGCAAGTTATTAAACAAATTAAATTTATCAATCATGTTCAGCGAAAACAATTAAGCGGACAAGAAAAAAAGCAAATTGGGAAGGTTGACAAATTATTAGATAATGTTACAAAAAGAATATGAAGCAAAACAGGAGGGATTGGTAGAATGGAGAAAAAGTGGAGATTGTGGCCAGGGGATAATTGTCCTAAGTGTGGGGATGAAGTTGAAATATTTACAGCATCAGACGAGGACGGGCTTGGATATGACGGTGATACTGCTCGATGTGTAGAATGTAAATATGACAAAGGATATTTATCGGTAGAGGCTTTAGATTCATGTTTTATAAATTGGGTAGAATTTTAACACCAAACAAGAGAAAGGAGAGGGGAAGTGAAGAAGTGGACAATTAACACAATACTGCCCGTGTTTTTTGTCAGACCAATAATATGTTGGGCAGTTAAAACAAGGAGGTATACAATGGAAGAGTTGAAAAAAGCTCTCGTCACCAAGATTGGTGAGCAATTGAAAGCCCAAAGTCCAAACATTCAGTATTTGGATGTGCTCAACCGATTATTGGGAACAGTGTCATCTTCGCTTATTGCGAATAAGGCAAAATGAATATGGGTGGTATAAAACCCACCCACTACTTTGTTTGAGAAAGGAGAGAAAGAGAAATGAGAGTATGCCCGAAATGTAAAGGTACGATTACTCCACCATTTGTTGATGACCCTACTCGAAAAGAATTAAAATATATATGGGAGTGTACGGAATGCAATTGGCGTGGAAAACTTAAAAAACCAACAAAAGAGCAGTTAAACGAACTCATAAAAATTATAAAAACGGGTTGATTAACAGGAGGATCGGGAGAATGGCAATGAGAATTAGAAAAGTTATAATGGTGAATACGTAGCGTTATGTGCGGCAGAGTCAACATTTCAATGCGGGGATATTTATATAAACGATGTCATTGATCATGCCATAAGACAGAAGATTGAGAAAGATTTTATTAGCGAGGGGTTGATTGACACCAAACAACAGAAGGGGAACACAAAATGAAAAAGATAATTAGATTTTTAGTCTGGTTAGGAGCAACCATTGCATTGATTGCTTTTGCTAAACAACTTGATGCACAAACTTTTCAAAAACAGCAAGGGGAAACTTATCATATCTACTGGTTAAATGCCTACGAAAAAGACGGCGAGCTTATCCCTTATGAGGAAGTAATTGAGTTTATTGTATCAGAATATACGGAAAATGGAGTTACTGAAATCCAAGTCCAAGATACTTTGAGCAATCCATATGTCTGCGTTCAAGATGCCTCATATTGGGTGCAATCAGTTGACCAAAACAACAACAAATCAAGCAATTCCGATACCGTATATGTGAAAATGACAGGCGAGACAATACCACCAGAGACAGAGGATATCCCTGTACAGTTCAGAGTTTTTGCAATGCTTGATTGGACAGGCAATTTACAACAAGTAGATGGCATAGGCACTCTTGACCCGCTTAACTTTGTTTCAAAAAGTTTCTCAGTTATCGGAGGTGTTTATCGGGTAGAGATTTATTTTGTAGGTGAGATTGATTTATCTTTTGGTGCAGAATCTTATAATTTGTTTAACGATAATCGCTTTCAGCCAGTGGTTCAGGAATTTAATTTAGACGCAGGAGAAAGACTTTTACACATCTTGGCTATTGAAAGAACTCAATTCCGCTATGGTGAAGAAGATTGGATTTTGAGAATAACCAAAGTTGAGCCAAGTGTTGAATTATACCCACCTGCAAGTATCTGGGTTCAGTGAGGTGATAGAATAAGAATGAATAGCTGCTGGAGATATATTAAGATTAGTTAAAATAAAGGAGGTAGGGATTATGTACGTTCCGAATGATCACGAAGTAAGCATAATTAAGCATTCTCTCGGTTTAGATCGAAGCGATACTGAAACCAGGAATCATTATAATACTGGAGAGGGATCAGATGATTTTGACGCTTGTGAGAATTTAGTAAAGCATGAAATGATGACTAAACATGATTTGTCATGGATTGAAGGTTTTATATACTATGTAACGGATAAAGGACGTATTGTTATTGGGGTTAGGGATGAAGATTCACCCAAATGAATACGCCAGCCAAGAACGGTGGTATTCACGGGTGCATCTTTTTGCATCCCGTGCGATACTTGGTTACTCAGGGTGGCTGTGTGGGCTTTTGGAAGCGGGTGTTTTGCCGCCGTGAGAAATTAACGAAATAGAAAGGATTAAAGCGATGAAGGAAATTATGAATACTAAACACCCTAACTTCGACAAATTTTGTCAATTACTCGAAGGGGAGGAAGGGTGTAATTTTAGGAAAAACGAGAAGGGCGAAACGATCTGGAATTGTAAGGGCAGAACAGACAAATCATTTGCCACTGCAATTTTGAAAAAACATTTCCCCAAAGTGAATACTAAAAAAACGTTGCAATACTTTGAGGAAAATGGGGGGTACTGTGACTGTGAAATATTATTTAATATTGCTAACGTCACCGGATCGAAAAAGTCAAAAGGGATGTGGTGTTGTGGATTTTGGTGTTGACTTTTTTGATTCCGTGTGGACGTGTGGGTTATGTGGGTGGTGTGACGCCGGACGTTATGTGGAGCGGTTGGTCTGTGTGAAGGGATTTAGATTGTGAATGAAATTTTAAATTTAAGGAGGATGGGATATGAATTGGGAAATAGCTATAATAATGATATTAATTGTCGGAGGAATTATTGATTTATTTTTATGGTCTAAAATGGATTTAGAAGAAATGGAAGAGGCAAGAAATTGGATAGGGTCAGCAATATTTTACCATCTTAAAAAATGGGTAGGGCGGTAGATTTGTTAATGAATAAAGTAGCTCCGCATAATAGCTGCCCTCAGCGTATGGCGGGCTGAATGCCCGACATTACGCTGCAGGGGTTTGTTGGCTGGCTTCTGGGCTGGTCAGCGGAGCCATTGGCGGGACGATGTGAGGTTGAGAATGGCCGTAACTGGTGAACGGAAATTAAAAGTTGGAGGTGGGTTGTGAAAGATTCTAAATTTAAAAAAAAGATATTAGATGTTATGTTGGGAGAAGACGGTTATAATAACCGGTGCAGGTGGTGTATCAGGAATTTAATAATTAAAAGGACTTTAGAAATGGCACAAGACGAAAATAACGCACAGACAAAGGCGTCAGAGTTGACGCAATTGTTAGCCTGTCCATTTTGTGATAATAATAAATTAAGTATATCAAGAGAACAATCTGGACAAGGTTCAACCGACCCTGTAATTAAATGTAATTGTGGATGTTCTTTATTGGGTACATGGAAAACAGATGAAGAATTAATAAAATTATGGAATACAAGGCCAGGCTAACGGTTGTATTAAGCCGTGCGCTTTTTGCATCGGCTTGAATACTTTGTTATATGCGGAATTACATAAGGAGAAAAAAATGAAAACTTGCAAAACCTGCAAACATTGGTTACTAAATGAACAAGATGAGTATGACAGAATTATTTTCCCATACAAACCAGGCGATGATTACGAACAATGTGAGACAGAAGATGAAGCAGTCTCTTTATTTGGGCACAAGGTAAGACGATGTAAAAGCCCTAAATTGCTATTCTATCAACGACCAGAAATAACAGGAGCATGCGTTGTCGATGGTAGTGAATATCGAGCAGAATTAATAACAGGCGAAAATTATGGTTGCGTTAATCACGAAAGCATATAACGGGTTATAATAACCGGTGCAGGCGGAGAAGATAGATTTTAACGAATAAACGAAAGGAATAAGATTGTGAAGAATTTGAAACGTAGTAGCATTGGCCGGTGGGTGTGGGCATCCGTGTTCATCATTTTGTTATCTTGTTTTTTGCCGAGTATAGCTCAAGTGTATCAAATGCCTGAAACGGTTTTGTACGAAACAGAGTGCTATATTTGTGGGAAAACAATCCAAGAACGCAGAGAAGTTGAAAGTTCATATTTTGACAATATGGGTCAATGGATGCCTATGCAATATGGGTATATTAAAGACAGTATAAAACTTCAGCATATTGAGATTCACAAAAAGATTGAAGTATGTCCAGAATGTCTTAGCAAATATGGCGCGGAAATTAAAAAATATATGGAATGGATGTGGAACAAGAAAATAAGCGAATTAATAGCAGAAAATATTGAAAATCGAAAAAAGCACAGTAAATTAAGACATGACAACGAAGTACAGGATATTGAATTAAAAATAGAAAAATTACAGAATAAGTTGAGAGGCAAAAAATCAAGATAACAAGATGATAACATGTTTAAGAAAATCAGATCAATAATAACAGATGTTTATAATTATTAAATATAAGGCTTGTACACACAAATGTGCACACGAAAACGAATAGACGTTAGATTGCCTCAACAGAAAATTAAATTAATTAGGGATTATTGCCTACAAACAGAGCAGACGTTTACGTCATATTTAGAATGTGCATTAGATTTTCAAATGCGTAGAGATAAAATAAATGAACAAACAAGATGTATAAATACATGGGGTGATGATATAGAACAAATGCCCCTTAATCCAGAACATGAGGAGGTAGAAAATGAATAATTTTAAAAGAGTTTCTGCAAAGAATTTGTTTAATGTTTTATTAATAATTGCTATTCTTTTTGTTATGTTGCTACTTCTTTTCAGACGAGTAAAGGCAGAGGAAACAAGCTACAATATTGAAAATGGGAAAGATTACATATTGACCATCATTGACACAGAAAATATAAAATCAGAAGTAGAATATATTCTATACAAATGGACGCAACCAACTGGGCTGATATTGATTGCTTTAGAGGATTCGACCTATATTGAAAAAGCATTACTTGATACACGTTTTTATGTTACGGCCAGGTATAAAAACAGAACTGCTCAATCTGCACCAAGCGATACAGCTTGGGTTAAAGTTTATGGAGAAGGCGATGTTTCTCCATCTTTACCGCCCTCGGATACAACCATTATTACTGAAGGTTTACTGTTCGCCGAATATCGCATTATGGATATTAGAAATAGTGTGGACGGTTGGCATAGTGGAATAGATGGGCAGGGATGGTTAGCACAAGGATCAAGTATAAGTATTATGTTGTTGAATACTATCACAAGCCCATATCGAATTACGGTTAGTTCCACTGGTCGCTTGCAAGTTTATTTCGGGGGACAATGTGATACATTGCAAACGTTTAATCCAGAATCGATTGATTTTAATTCGGGTGGTGGGGACAAGGAATTAATCATAACTGCTTTGGGAAATACAGAGTTTAAATATGCTATCCCAGGAGAAAAAACAGTAAGGATAGAGGCAATCCCAAAAGCAGTAAACATATTAATCGACAAGGAATAAATTATGGAAATGATACGATATACAAAAAAGCAAATTGATAAAAATCTCCTTGCTTATTTGGCCATATCAAATGTTGAAGAATGGCTTGGTACGATTGATAGAAAAATGGAAGGTGCAAAAAATGAGATTGGTAAAGCAATAAGCTATATTTGGAACAATCAAGATGAAGATGCTGTAGCTCATTTGGTAAGAGCAAAAGAGTTTTTAAAATGATTGCAAGGGGAAGAAGATTCAAAAGAATTGATCATCTGAAAAAAGCTCAAAAAGAGCAAAGGAAAAGATTTTTTGTTGATGTAATAAGAGAGGGATTAAAAACAAACGAAATTATGAAGAGATTTAAGTCTACCAATCTGGTAGGTGGGGATAAACATCAATTACAATCATGGATCAAGTTTTATAGAAATGAAATCAAGGAAGGGAATGTAAAATGAGGTAGAAAGTTTGGAATATACCAAAAACTGATTTTAAAAAATTCTTGACATATCAAAACTTAATTACTATATTGTGGAGTAGAATGGTTTCATGTAAGGTGAATTATGTCTGCTTCTTCGGAAAAAAGCAAACCTAAGAAAAAAAAGAAAAATTTATTTAAATTGGGTATAACTTCTACTGGTAGGCCGCCTAAATATAAAACCCCCGAAAAATTAATTAAAAAAATAGAGCAATATTTTAATCAGCTTAATAAAGATGAATCTATGACTATTACTGGGCTGTGTCTTTACTGTGGTTTTGAGTCAAGACAATCTTTTTATGATTATGAAAAGAAGAAAGAATTTTCTTACACTATAAAAAGATCGAAAATGATTATTGCAAGCCATTATGAGAACAATCTAAATGGTCGATATGCGGCGGGTGCTATCTTTGCATTAAAGAATTTTGGATGGACAGATAAGCAGGAAATTGAGCATAAATTTGAAGATGGGGTAGTAATTATTGGATGTTCCGCAAGAAATAAAAATTGATTTATGCGAAGAGCAATATGCTTTTGCAGTAGACCCGTGGAAGTACGGGGGCTTCTTTGGGGAGTATGGAAACGGCAAAACATTAGCTGCTATAATACTTGCGAATCGATTGAGTAAGATTTCTAAAAATGTAGGGATGGTTTTGCGAAAGACTTGGGGTGATAATAGAGATACGACTCTGAAACAGTTCCACGATTTTTTACCTTCCTGGGAGCAGTATTATAGATCGAGTGAACACGTACATAAGTTACCTAATGGGTCTACTATTTATTGGCGTGGAATGGATCGAGTTGGTAGAGTTTTGCAGTTAAATAATTATAATCTGGGATGGTTTTGGATTGAACAGATGGAGGAAATGTGGAGTGCTGAGGTTTGGAACACTTTAGAGGGTCGGTTGAAATTAACTAATATTGAGCTAAAAGGATTCGGGACTGCTAATCCAGCGGGTCATAATTGGTGCTGGCAAAAGTTTATTTCACCGCAGAGCAATTCTATTTACAGATATTTTCAGCCCCTGCCTCGATGGAATAAAGCGAATCTGCCTGAGAATTATTATGAAGAAAAAGAAAAGAACTGGCCGCCTCAAATGGTGGCGAGGTTTTTAAATGGGAAGCATGAAGGATATGAAGGATTGCTCTACTCAAACTTTAATAGAAGAGTCCATATCCATTCGTATTCAAAAGATAATTTACAACAAGTACAGACGGAACTTTGCCGTCCTGGGACTTATTGGGAGTTTCAAGATTACGGTCTTTCTGATGCCAACGCTATGGTCTGGTTGTGGGGATGGATGGGATCAGATGGAATATTAAGGATCATCGATGAGTTTTACAAGAAAGGATGTAAGCCGGATGAGGCCGGACAGGCCGTAAAGGCTACCCGTGCTAAGTGGGGAATAGAGGGTCTGATAAAAAAGACTATTGCCTGTCCCAGAGCTTTTCAGCATGAAAAAGATGGGACGACCCCGGCTGATTATTTCAAGTCCGAATATGGCATAATCTTATCACAGAATCCGGTTCAATTTGAAGTCAGGTACCCGCTTGCTTACCAGAAATTGGATGATGAAAAAATCGAGATATCAGAGAATTGCCCGAATCTGATTGCTGAGATGGAGTCTCTTACGTGGGAGAATTTGAAGAGCGCAGACGATCATGCAGTGGAAGCTTTTGAAAGGGGAGTCGCAAGAGTCTTTAAGCCAGTAGGCGATATCACTATGAGAAAAACGGTTGATATTGAGAGGCATAGAAAGCGGAGCGAGTCATTTGAAACCGCTGGATTGATGCAGGAGGATTTTTGAAGATATTTGATAATTATATCGATAAGCTCGTCCAACGAAATCTCGCTGAACAGAGAAGATCATCTAAAGCGAAAGGCGAGGTCGGGACGGCCAATTTCGGTGGATTTATTCAAGGCGAGGAATTCAATGCTGAATGGAAAGATATCAAAGCTGTTGAGAATGCTGATAAAATGAGACGTACTGATGCTCAGGTTAATGCTTCATTACTGGCCGTTGAGTTGCCTATATTATCTTCTACATCTCGGATAGAGCCAGCGTCTCAGGACAATATCGATTTGAAGATTGCAGAGTTTATCAATGTTAATTTATTCATGAATAGGAATTTTACTTGGAATTATTTGTTGAGACATATCCTCAAGTATTTGCAGTTTGGGGCTTATGTATTCGAGAAAGTTTATGAGGTTGTTGACAGTCAGATTTATATTAAAAACATATCACCGAGACTACCTAAAACGATAAGGAGATGGAATCAGAATGATGATGGGACTCTGAAAGAAGTCGAACAGTTCGCTACAAGGCCTGATGGTAGTTATGGTACATTTACAATCCCTAATAAATTTCTTGTATTGTTTACGAATAATCAAGAAGGCTGGAATTGGACGGGTACTTCGATTCTCAGGAATGCTTACCGGAACTGGAAAATAAAAGATACATTGATCCGTATAGATGCAATGAGACATGAAAGGCAGGGTCTGGGGATTCCTATATTTACACCCCCGGAGGATGCGAAAACAGAGGATATTGAAGCTTGTGAAAAAGTTGGTGAGACATTAAGATCACATGAAAAATCATATATTATTAAGCCTCATGGCTGGGATGTTGAATTTGCTGATTTAAAAGTATCATCATTAACCGATATTATACCATCGATTAAATTCCATAATACAGAAATCAGTTCAAATATTTTGGCTCAATTTATGGATGTAGGTAAAACTGATTTTGGTTCACGTGCATCTATCCATGAATTAAAAGAGAATTTTTTCTTGTCTTTACAATCTACGGCGAATTATATCGAGGATATTTTTAATGAGGGTATGGAAGGCCGTTTACTGATCAAAGAGCTTGTGAGTTTTAATTTCCCGAATGTCGATCAATACCCGAAATTAAAATTTTCAAAGATTGCTAACATTGATTATGAGAAGGTGAGTATCTATTTAAAGAATCTGGCTGACAGTGGATTTGTATGTCCGAGGCTGGAGGATGAGGTTCATATACGAGAGGAATTTGATTTACCGGAGGTTGAGGAAAAGAAAGAAAAGCCAAAAGAGACTAAGCCGGAAGTTAATACTCATGAACATAGTTATAAGAAGATGTCTGAACGATACTGGCGGACTCTCACATCATTAGAAAATAAGATCGGGTTAAAAGAGATTGATAATAGTATGCGTGATTTTGAGGCAGAGTTGATCGAGGTTGTTGAGAAGCATAGAAATTTTATGACTAAGGAATTGGCCAGGGAGGGAATCAGGCTGTTGAATAGGAGGCTCTCTTTAAAAGCTTTTACCAAAAAGACTATCGAGATTAAGATATCTGGCAAGGCTCGGATGGCAAGGGAGATTTCAGGCAAATTGAAAGACATTTATCAATATGGCCGTGATACTGTCAAGAGTGAATTGAAAAAGATTACGAAATTGCAGGAGCCGGGCGTGCCGATTATTGAGGATGAGCAGGAGAGTAAAAAGGCCGCTGTACCCTGGGCTGAGTTATCGGTTGCTTCGTTGACTACTATTTTACATAACGAATGGCGTAAGGAATTGATGAGACAGAAAAGTCTGGGGTTTGTGAATAGTGATTTATTAACTGATAGTATGGAGGCTTTAAAGAATACAGTTTTTAAAAGGGAGATGATCGAGAAGGCAAGGGGGATGTTTGGCATAGGTCGATCTGCGGAGGCTATGAAGCAGGACGTTAAGAAAGTTATCCGATCTGAGATTATGGATGATAAGATATGCAGAGCTTGTCGTCCTATTGATGGTAATGAATTTACTACTGATGATCCGCTTTGGTCAAAGGTCGCAGGGGGTCCTTACCGGAATTGTGAGGGTGGGGATGCGTGTCGAGGTATTAATATTTTTGTGGAGTGAGTGATGCCGCTACCCAAACCAAACCCAAATGAGAAAGAAAGCGATTTTATCAATCGGTGCATGAGTAATGATTTGATGAAATCTGAATATGCCGACATTGAACAAAGGTCGGCTGTATGTTATAGTCAATGGAGGCGAAAAGAGAAAATGAATGAGCCAAGAATGATTATTGCTTTAAGTGAAGTTGATCTTAGTGAAATTACTTTTATTTATTCGGGGAGTTTTGATCATTATAGATACGGCAAATTTAAGATCACGGAAAAAGATATTGATAATGGTATTAATAATTTCAATAATGGGATTGGGGCTCGAAAAGATGATAAAGGTAACAATGTGCTTGTTGGTAATTATGATCACCCAACCGGCGCCAATACTGATCCTGAACAAAATAAAAACAGTGGTATATTGAAAAAGGTATTTAAAAAGGATGGTGTTGTAAAAGCTATTGTGGAATGGACTGATAAAGCAAAAGAGTATATAAAGAAAAAAGAATTTTTATGGATCTCCCCAGAGTTTAAGGAGGATTGGAAAGATGAGAATGGTAAGATGAGGGGATTTACATTTTTGGGGTTTGCGTTGACTAATTACCCCTTTTTAAAAAAGAACCAATTAGCTCTTGCTCTCACTGAGGATAGCCGGGTCATATTTCAGGAACAGACTTTCGAATGTGAATGTATAAAATGCGGATGGAAGGTTACTTCTAAAGAGCATTGTAATGATATAAAATGCGATAAATGCGGGGGTCAAATGAGAAGAGTTGAAAGGCCGGGGCCGGGACAGGCTAAAGATTTTGTTAAATGGACTACTGCATTTATTAATGATTTACCCGATTCAAGTTTTGCGTTTATCAAGTCAGGGGGCGAGAAAGATGAAGGGGGGGGAACCAAGCCTCGTACATTGAGATTCTTACCATATAAAGACGCGAGCGAGAAAGTGGATTTACCTCATTTAAGGAATGCGCTTGCAAGTTTGAATCAAACCAAATTAACGCCGGAAGAGAAATCAAAAGCGAAAAAAGTTTTGATAACTGCGGCTCGAAAAGCCGGGATCGGTGATTATTCAGAAATGGAGGTACAGATCATGGATGAGAAAAAATTGAGAGAAATCCTCAAACTTAAAGAGGATGATGATATCGAAAAAGCTGTCCAGACTTTATCGGATGAGCATAGTACGGTCAAAAAGAGTAAAGAGGAATCCGATACCAAATTGAAAGAGGCTACCGAGAAGATCAAGTCTCTTGAAACAGATAATAAAAAGCTCAAAGATGGATCGGATGGAACTCATACTTTGACCGATGAGGAATTCGAGAATATGGGGAAAAATGAGAAAAGACTTCTCGAAATTGAAAAAGATCGTGCAAAAGAAAAAGCCGAATATCTGGTTGATAATCTTATAAAAGAAGGTAAAATACTTCCCGCACAAAGAGAAAGTACTATCGGTATGGTGCTACGTGATCGGGATGGTTTTGAGAAATGGGCGAAAGATGCCAAACCAGTGATCGGTTTTGAGGAACAAGGTTCGGGTGGAACAGGTGGAGAGGGCGAAGATCCTTCGAATATTTATAACGATGCTATTAATGAGAAAGCTACGGAAAAGGCAATCAGTTTTGATGATGCGAAGGCTCTCGTTGACAAAGAAAATCCAGAACTACTCAAAGCCTATCAGGAATCAAGAATGGGCGAAGAATAGTCTGGTTTAATTATTAATTAAAGGGAGGCTACTCATGGGAGTACCAAAATCTACTTATGGACAGGATGCCTCTTTTGCCGTGACGAGTGATTTATCAGGTAGCCAGTTTCTGGGTGTGAAGGTTAGCTCTGGTGTTTTGACTACTACCCATACAAAAGGGAATGCCATTATTGGTATTCTTCAGGATAAGCCTAAGGGCAATGTTGATCCTGATGTTGGGCGAGTTCGTGGTTTTGGATTTACCAGAGTAAAACTCGGTGGTGCTGTTTCAGAAATGGATCAGCTTGTAGTTGACACTGATGGTTATATAATCACAGATGACACAGCAAATCAGTTTGTTATCGGTATCGCTTTAGAGGATGGCGATGACAATGATATTATAGGGTGCTTACTTACTATGTCACCCACTTTGACCGCATAGGGTCAGGAGGATTATTATGTCTTTATCACGTGTGAAAATGAGACAAGTCGATCCCTACCTGACTACGCTAATGGTTGCTTATGCAAACAGGCCGGATACTTTTATTGCAAATCAAGTATTGCCATTTTTGAATACCGGCGGCAAACGGTCAGGGAGATATCGCAAATTTACAAAAGAAAATTTCAGAAATTATGAAGATAAACGAGCACCTTCAACAATGGGCAACAAGATTGAATTCGATCTCGATACCGATGGTACATTCAAGTTGACAGATCGGAGTTTGTGGGATGGTATCGATGATACGATCCGCCAGGAATTCATGGGAGAGTTGCCAGTTGAAGAAATTACATCTCGCTTTCTGGTTGATGCCCGGATGGTTGCAAGAGAAAAGAGGGTTGCGAATTTAGTTCAAAGCGGGACATATTTAACAAATTATTCTGCTCTTACTTCAAATGATCGATGGGATGTTTATACATCCAGCTCATCGAATCCCAAAGAAGATATTAAAACCATGAGGCAGTCAATTTGGGCTGCTACCGCAACGAAAATGAATACGATTATCATGGGATATCAGGTATTTGATGCACTTCAACTTCATCCATTGATTTTGGAAAGTGTTAAATATGTAATGGCTACCACGAACAAGAATATGACTGCGGAACTTCTCGCATCTTATTTTGGTGTTGAAAAGGTTCTTGTCGGTTATCCTTTAGTTATCACAACCGATGAAGGTCAGTCTATTACTCTGGCGGCTATTTGGGGAAAGAATGTAATTGGTGCTCATATTGAACCGAAGCCTACTAACATGACACGGACTCTGGGTTTTACTCCGACTACGAAAAAGGGCGGAGCAGGGCATGAAATGCTCAGCTATTATGATAATGATCGAGAAAGCCAGATCATTAAAATTCGTGCCGATGAGAGTGAAGAGCTTGTGGATGTTGAATGTGCTTATTTGTTCAATACGGTTATATCTTAATATTTGCCCCTAAGATGGATCTGTGGGGTTGGTTTTGGGGTTTGTACCAGCCCCACATGATTTAATATTTAAGGGATTATAATTGTCATTGTCGAGAGTTATGATCAAACAGGAGGATGAACCGATGAAATATCAAGTACTGGGACATATTCAGCACAACAGGAAACATATAGAAAGTGGAGTTGTTGATTTGTCCAGGCCAGAGTCTGAGCTTGTGAAGATGGGTATTTTAAAACCTGTCAAAGACTCTGCGAATAAGACTTCCAAAAAAGGAGGTAAAAAAGATGCGAAGAAATAGTTTATTTATTATGCTGTTGTTAGCTGTATTGTTACCCATAACAATATCAGCACAACAGATATTTCAAGTTCCTGTTTATTTTTGGAACGATGTTATATTGGAACAGGGGTTTGTTACCGGCGAAAGTGCGAACGGTGCTGATGTAAAATTCTGGGGCGCTACTGCTGGTAATTATGTTCTTTATGATGCGAGCGAAGATTTGTTCACCGTTGTTCAAACAAATGATAATACTTCGGGTACTGAGGTGGGAGCAACCGTTACTTTAACTCAAACCGGTGCAGGTGCGATTTCAGAGGGTTTTTATTCTAAAGTTATTGCAGATGTTCAAACCGGATCGTGGGTCAATGGCATTGTTGGACGTGTCGATTATAGTACCGGATCAACTGGCGATGCTGGCGGCGGAATGGCTGCGGCGATTTGTGCTGAGTTAAATTTACCGGCAAGAACGCCCAGCGGCGGAGCTTATTATGCGATAGATTTGGAGATTGAAGCGCCGGAAAATTTTTCCTCGCTTACCAGCCCAACCACAAGACCTATGGCTTTTATGCGGACAGGGCTTTGGGGTAACACTACGGCTGCCGCTGATTGGGAGGATTACGGTTATATTTTCCATTTCGACGATATAAACGATTTGACTGGCAATGTATGGTACGATAATACATTGAGAGTTCTGGTAAATACGACTGCTTTTTATATCCCCCTTTCTGATGCACAGGGAGAATATTCATCCGCCTATCCTATTGATATCTCTAATGCAACCAATTCAACCAGTCCAACGGTTGGGTCAATTCAGACAGACGGCGGACTTGGCGTTGTTTTAGATTTGTATGTTGATGGGACATCTAATCTTGACAATACAGATATAGATGGAACATTCGCCGCAGACGGAACTACATTTGATGTAAATAGCACCACTACGGTTACAATTGATAATACCAATACAAGTAATGGTGTTGTGATAAATGCGGTTACAAGTGGGAGCCCAATATCTATCGGACATACAACTTCAGAAACAACCGTTAATGATAATCTAAGCGTTACTGGTGATCTCGCCGTTGAGCTTGTAGCAAATCTGGACAATACCGATATAGACGGAACAATTACAGCCGATGGAACTGCATTTGATTTTAATGCAACTTCGACTTTCACTATGGACAACACAAATACAACCAACGGAATCGATATTAATACTGGTACAGATGGCAGTCCTGTCGATATTGGACATTCAAATTCAGAAGTGGGGATTGGTGATAATCTTACCGTTTCTGGCGATGCCGATGTGGTTGGCGCATTGACAGGGAATACGATTGCTTCCGACGCAACGGTAGTAGCTGCCTCTACAATGAGTACGGGTGCAAACAGCGGAACATCCGGTCAAATCACATTTATCGCAAGCGATAATGATCAGGGAACTGTAACGATCAATACTTCTGATAATTTAACATTTGCTGGTTTTACTGGTGGTGTTGATGTTAACGGTGATTTTACTACGGGGACTATTGAATCTGATGCAAATGTAACCGGAGTCACAGGGATATTTACTCAGACTGCTGAAGGTGTATCTCTTGACATAGGTTATTCGGCGACTGCTCAAGTGACCGCAACAGGTATCATTGATGTAGTGAGAACTGGCGACATGACAGGGATCGATGCTGAAGTTTATTCCGATATTAATATC